TCAAGTGATTAAGTTAACTAATTCAATTGTGACAGATAGTCACATTAGAAAATTGCACAACACAGGAGAAAATTTTCTTACTGAAAGTGGTGTGTACAAACTAATATTTAAGTCTAAAAAAGAAGAAGCTGAAAAGTTTCAAGATTGGGTTACTGATGAAGTACTTCCAGCCATTCGACAAACTGGTCAATATCAAGCACAACAGCATGTAATAACAGAACTTACAGGAACTATAGGAGACTTAAAAGGAACAATAAAAGAATATAAAAAGTTGTGTAAGATAACTTGTTCTAAGAAACAACAGTATTCTAAATACATAAAGAATAGACTCGATATAGACAAAGCAAATAAAGAATATAACCAAGTGAAAGCGAGATTATTCCTAATTCTTGGAGTTGAGAAGTGGGAAGATATAGATTTTGATACATCTAATAATTTAATACAGATTATAGATGATTGCATAAGAGTTATAAAGTCAGAAAGACCATATAAACAATTAAGTTACTTTGAAAACTAAATACAGAATATTTTAAAAAGGAGTGTGTAATTAAATGAAAATTTCATTTGAAAGTGTAGTGAACAATGTAAATAATGAAACGGAATTAATATTATCAAAAGAAGAGTTACAAATAGCTAAAAGGATACTTAATACATTGAATGAAAATGAACAAAGTATCCTTTCCTCAAAAGATATTTTAGATTTTTGCAAAGAAGCTCTTAAATATAATTTAGTACCTACATTTGTTTAAAGACACTGAGGCCATCGCCTTTAGAAAAACTATTATTGACTTCTGAAAGTTTCAAAAAGATTTCATGGTAATGTTTTAAAAGTTCCTCTTCAGAAGAACTTTTAAAATCATATTTTTCCTTAAGAATTTCTAAAGTAAGAGTATGTAATATATCTTTACTGAACTGCATAATATCACCAACTTTCATAAAAAGATATAGGATATATCCTACAAATATAGTATATCAAAGGAGGAAAGTAATGGCAATTAATGACAACATAAATAAAATTTTAAGAGATAGAGATTTAAAAGCATGGAAATTAGCAAAAGAAATAGGAGTAGATTCAGGGAATTTATATGCAATTTTAAGAGGAGAAAATAAAAATCCAACTATAGATACTCTAATAAAAATAGCTGATTATCTAGATATTACATTAGATGAATTAGTCGGAAGATAGAAAGGGTGAGATAAAAATGAGTGTAGCATTACAATTCATAGATACAAAAGACTTAGTACAAGAGCTAATGCGAAGAGACGATACAACAGACATCATCAAGATGTTTTTAGATAGAGAAGGAATCAAGAGAATGGAGTTAATGACTATAGAAGAATTTGCTGAGTACTTGAAAGTATCTGATGTAACAGCTAGAAACATGGCAAGAGAAGCCATGATAACAAAAGATTTTATTGCTTTAAAAATAGGAAGAAAGTACATGATTGATAGAATATCATTTGAAGAATTTATTATGAAAAATGCAATGAAAGATAGAGATGTAATAAAAAAAAGAAAGGGGGTGATTTAGTTGAATGTAAGAGTACTGATAGCTTATGTACAATTCTGTAAGCAATATAATAAGAAAGCAAGTTTTGAAGGTCTTAAAAAATACAACAAAGGGGTAATTGCATGAGAATAATTTATAAAAACAAAATCTACAAAGTAGAACAAGACAAAGTGTTATTTAGAATTACATACTATGATGAGCAGAAAAATAACAGGAAGTTTAATAATAATAAGAAAGTAAAAAGAAGTGTTTTAACAAGAGATATAGAGTTAGTTAACTTGTATTTACCAGCACATTTAAAAATAAAGTAGGAGGTTTAATTGCATATGGTATTTAATTTAGAGAAGTTCAAAGTGGGAAATGCGATAAGAATAAGTTGTGAAAGATTTGGTTTTGAAATTGATTGTATTGTAGTAGTAGCAACAGAAAAAGAATTAAATTTAGCATACTTTGATGAAGGTAGAGGCTGTATGGAGTATCAAGCCTTAATAACAGAAGATATTCAAGATGGTGATTATGAGATTAAAATTTTATCTTAGGAGGAAATAAAATGGTAGGTTTATTTGCAATATGTTTAGCAGGATTATTTCAATAAAAAAAGTGCTGGTCAAAGTAACCAACACATACAAAAAATTCAACTTATTTAGGAGGATACCATAAAATGAATAAAATTTCAAGTCGTAGAAAATATTTAGATGCTTTTATAGTAACTGATACTAAGAACATAGATAAAATTGATTGGCTTAAAAATAGACAATTAGGAATAGGGGGTAGTGATGCATCAGCAGTAGCAGGATTAAATCCCTGGAAAACTTCTGTTCAAGTATATATAGAAAAGAAAGAAGAAATACCAATAGAAACTAAAAGTTTCAGAATGGAATTAGGCAATAGATTAGAAGGATTAGTTGCAGAACTTTTTACAGAAGAAACTGGTCTTAAGGTCCGTAATGTAAATGGAATGTTGAAAAATGAAAAGTATCCTTTTGCAATAGCTAATATAGACAGAGCTATAGTAGGAGAAAAAGCATTTTTAGAATGTAAGACAACAAATAGTTTTTCTATAAAAGAATGGGAAAATGGAGTTCCACTTCATTATGAAATACAATGCTTACACTATATGGCTGTCACAGGAGCTACACATTGTTATATAGCAGCACTTCTTGGAAATGAAAAGTTTGTATGGCACAAGATAAATAGGGATAATGAAGTAATTAAAAATCTAATGAAAATAGAGAGTGAATTTTGGGAAGAAAATGTATTAAAAGACATTTTACCAATTCCTGATGGTTCAGATGCTTATAGTGAGTTTCTGAAAACAAGGTATAAAAACTCAGTAAAAGAGAAAATAGAACTAAATCTACTTGAAGATGGTATATCAAAGTTAAAAAGATATGATGATATAGTTTTACAAATGAAAGAACTAAAAGGAGAGAAACAGCTAATAGAACAAGAAATACAAAGTGAAATGAGAGAGTTTGAGTTAGCTACATTAGGCGGAAGAATAATAACTTGGAAAGGAGCTACTAAAAGGTCCATTGATACCAAGAGATTAAGAGAAGAAATGCCTGATATAGCAGAAAAATATACAAATATAAGTTCATACAGAACATTCAAAATAAAATAGGGGGTAATATATATGGCTAGTGAAAAAGCAAAAGGAGCATTAGAAAAGAAAGTTTCAGGAGCAAATACAGTCAAGGTAAGTCCAAGTAAAGGTATGGAGCAACTTATGAATAAAATGGCAAGTCAGATAAAAAAAGCTTTACCTAGTATGGTTTCAAGCGAGAGATTTCAAAGAGTTGCCCTAACAGCTTTTAGTAATAATCCAAGGTTACAATCATGTGAACCTATGAGTTTTATAGCAGCAATGATGGAATCAGCTCAATTAGGTCTTGAGCCTAATACGCCTTTAGGTCAAGCATATTTGATACCATATGGAAATAAAGTGCAATTCCAAATTGGGTATAAAGGACTTTTAGAATTAGCACAAAGAAGTGGAAAGATAAAAACTATATATGCTCATAAAATAAGAGAAAACGATAAATTTGAGATTAAATATGGGCTTCATCAAGACTTAGTTCATGAACCTAAATTAAATGGTGATAGAGGGGAAATAATTGGATATTATGCAGTATATCATTTGGATACAGGAGGACATAGTTTTTCTTTTATGACTAAAGAGGAAATTATAGAATTTGCAAAGAGTAAAAGTAAAAGTTATAGTAGTGGACCATGGCAAACAGATTTTGATTCAATGGCTAAAAAGACAGTTATAAAACAGTTATTAAAATATGCACCACTTAGTATAGAATTACAAAAAGCTATGGTAGGTGATGAAACAATAAAATCTGAAATAGATGAAGATATGAGCATGGTCGTAGATGAAAGCGAAAGTTTAGAAGTTGATTTCGAAGTAAAAGAAAATATGGATGGTAAAGTTAGTGTGGAAGAAGCTATAAATGTTGATTAAGTAGGTGAGGCACCTTGAATGAAGATAAGTCAGTTATAGAGAAATTAAATATATTAAGTGGTGGATACGGTCTTATGCCAAGAATAATAGCAAGAGATAGGTGGTTGACAGTTGGCGCTAGAATGCTGTATTCATATCTAACTAGTTTTGCAGGGAATGATGGAACATGTTTTCCATCTAGGGATTTAATTTGTTATGAACTAGATATATCAAAAGACACATTTACAAAGTACAAAAAAGAGCTAGAGATGAGTGGCTATATAAGGGTTCATAAGAATAAATCCAAACAAGGCAAGATGCAAAACAATATATATGAAATAGTATTTGATAGAACTTATATAGATGAATGTATTTCTAAGAGAGGTTTAAAAGAGGAGAAAAAGAAGAAAAAGCCATGTACTAAAAAGCAAGACACGGAACCGTATCCTAAAAATGTAGACATGGAACCATGTCCTACTTTTCCGGACACGACTCAGCCGGACACGGAAAATATGGACACTAATAGTAACAGTATTAATAGTAACAGTATTAATAATATGTATATAGGAAAGCAACCTGTGGATAACTTTTTAAAAGAATTTAAGAAGCTGTATGAAGAAAATATAGGAGTAATATATCCAGTTACAGCTGAATGGTTATTAGAAGTATCTAATGAAGTAGATATAAGAGTATTTAAAAGA